AATAAATTTTTCCTTTTTCTTGCATTGCCTGCAAAGCATTAGAAAAACCATATAACTTAGTTTCATCAAAAAGAAGCAGCTCATCTTTGAAGCGAGCTAAGTATTGTGCAGTTGCAATAGAAGCGCCTGTGGTAGTTTCAAGCACAATCCTGTCGTATCCGTTGCGTTTACGCGCAGAATCAAGCGTTTCAAAAACTACGTTTTCGGCCTTACGCAGCTTACCAAACAATTGCTGTTTTTTATCTTTTTTAGTGTCTAAGCCTTGCCCAAAAGCAAGCGGTACCAGTTGTTTTACCAACATATAGCACCTACAAAATTGTCCAGTTATTTATACCATTGCTTATCAAAAATACGCTACTGAAATTTGACTCTAATGAGGCAGAAGCTTGCAAATCAATTGTATCAGCACCTGTAGGATTAATTGTGATTGCGTTAGTCTCGCTAAGTCCAGTGCCATCTTTAACAACATAAATGCGACCAGCAGAAGTTGTTGCAGCAGCAGGCAATATAATTGTGCGAGCCGCAGTAGTATCTACGACCATAACCACATCTACAGTTGTTGCGCTATACGGAGACGATGCAACAGCACTATATGGCATAGTCTGAACTGCGCCAGGCACTGACACAACCGCTCCGCCAGAAGTGATTTGCACTGGAGAGCCTGCGCCGGAAGTAAAGTATAAATCTCCACCCAAGCTAAACAAACTTTGAGCATGAGTTGCTCCAGACAAAGCCACAGATTGTGTTGCAAGCTTTACAGACTTCAAACCAAACAAAGTATAGTCGTTAAAATTTAAGTCTGCATTTATCTCAATACCAGCAGTTTTTACCGTAGTGCCTTTGCCATTAGAATGGTCATGTTCGTCAATAACCTCTAAAGCAACATTCAACTGAGAAGCCCATGCTGGCCCTAAAGTTACTGATGGAACTGGCAAATTCAAAAACATAAACGGTGTAGCCATAATAATCCTTAAAACACCCACAAATCCACAGTAGTTGCTGCACTGCTCTGAAGCGTAACAAAAGAACCGATAAGGTCTTTGCTAGGCTCCCATATAGTGCAGTTTGTGTTATTGCGCACTACAATCCAACCTTGTATGTCTCTGCGCAATTTATGCTCAACTTTCGTTGGGCTGGTACCTACTGCAACATTTGTCAGCAATACGCCGTCTAGCAGCGGATTAGACACAATGGGTACAAAAAATTCTTGCAATCGCTTTTGTAGGTCAACAATCTCTTCAGTAGGCACTCCCGCAACTTGCTTAAACGGTTTTATTGTGCCCACAACTACCTCGTACCAATAATAGTAATCTCGGTATCTTCAGAATAAACATCAGTAACAGATGCAGGTTCGTTTGCGTCCCTGTTAGCTGCCATTGCAATAATACGTTGACGTAGTGCTTCTTTTTGTCCAATTAACACAGAAACATCAGATTCTTCTTTTTGAAGCATTTTAATTGCAACATCAGTAACAACATACTCAGCAAAACCATTAACGTCATCATAGCTATCAGAATCATTTACCAATCGGTCAAGTCTAGGATGATAAAAAATTCTAAATTCAAGTTGTGCATCAGGTACGCGATTAAATCTAATCTTGCTGCCAACAAGTCTATATTCAATGTACGGAAGACCGAGCAAGTTCCACGCATAAGCGTTTTGTTGCTCATTTCGACGATTAAAGTTAAATCGCTTTACAGTTGCCCACTGCCCAGTAGGGCCGCGACGAACGTCCACCCCACGAAGTTTATAAAAATCAGAAGGCAAAGCGTACTGCAACGTAGTATCAGATATGAAGAGATGTTCTTCCATCATGTAGTCGTCGCAATATGACGCAATTAACAAATCATGCAATTCAGCTAACGAAGCATTAATATAGCCAGTCAATTCAGAATCTGAAATAAACTCTGAATTTTCCATATCGGCACGTTGCCGACTCTGCTCTTTTAGTTCTGCTAAAGTAATCACAGCAACTCCGATTATTCGGATTCTTGCTCAGATTCCTCGTCGTTATGGCCGCAAAGCTCCATCATTGAGCTAAAGGCTTCTGCAATAGCTGCAGGCGACTTAGATTCAATCGCCTTAAGCAGTTCTTCTGCAGCAGTTTCTTTAGCCACTGAATCGTCTTCTACGCCGCCATATTCGCCGCGAGGTGCTTCTGACATTTCATCCGGCTTATCTTTGCGCATTTTAGCAATGATAATTGCGGAAACTTTTTTCTTATCAGGCAACATCATAAATCACCTACACGCTAGAGTTTTTAACGTCAATACGAACAAGTAGAGTTGTAGACGAAAGTGTGTCAGCATTTGACAGCACAATAGTCTTTGCTCCTGCAACGTCCTCAGAGACAACGCCAACAGGACTTGCAAGCAGCGGCGATGCATTTACTTCTACAACAGAAACATGCAGAAGGCGATTGTACTTGTCTTGCAAAGTAATTTTGAAATTTCCGCTTCCATCAAGTTCAGCAGAAGCAACGCCAAGACCTTGTACAAGCGATGCACTACCATCAGCAGCAACATCAATTTCAGCGTAAAGAGCTTTAACTTCTTTTTCTAACGCTTGAAAACGGTTAAAGTTACGATTTGCCATATTATCTCCTATTTAGTCTGGCCAATTATTGGGCAGCTTAATATATAAATTTATTAGCGAACTGACGTATTTTTCAGTTCAATTCTAACTCTTAAAATAGTACCATTAAGAAAGTTTGTAGGTGTGCCAGTAGAGTCAATGTTTTCTACAATAATAGTACGCGCACCATCTACGTCTTCTGACCGAATTACGTTATTGGTTCCAATGGCACCTGCTCCAACATATTCGCGAGCAAAAGTAAGATGCAATAATGCATTGTAGCGGTCTTCAAGCTTAAACTCGTAACGACCAGTAGACAGCAGAGTAACAGACTCAATGCCTTTGCTGTTAATAGCATCTAAAGTCGGTGTTCCGCTTCCATCTACAGAAAACTTGCAAAAAAGAACCTTAACTTCTTTTTCAAGGGCTTGATAACGATTAAAATTACGATTTGCCATAAAGGTCTCCTATTTAGTCTGGCCAATTATTGGGCAGCATATATGCATATTTATTAGACAAATATACAAAAAAGGCCCAGACCAAAGCCTGAGCCTTTCGCTAAACTACTAAAAACAGTAGCTTATTTCAGTTTTACGTTAGCGTTCCAACCAGGAGCGCGGCAGCCAAGCTGTGCGTAGTAACCAACACGAACTTCAACTGCATCTGCAGAAGATTCCCGCAACATCTTAAGACCATCAGCATCAAGAATGCGAGGAGCTTTACCAAGCGAGTACAGTTTCCAAACGTCCAGTTGGAGCATGAAAGCGCGTCCAGCAGGGCAGTTTTGGTCCGGTACACACTTAATCGGTCCGCGAGGTCCGTTAATAAGAATACCACGGAAACCGATTTCAGCACTAACTTTCAGGTCAGCGTACTGAACTTTAGAGCCAAGTGCTTTTTCGAGGTCAGCAAAGTCCTGGTAGTTCATGAAGCAGTGAGTGGGTTTGCCACCTTCACGAGCAACACGAGCAGCAGAAGCAATCAAACCTTCTTCGATAGGCATAGCAGAAGCGTCATAGCGGATACCGCCCAAACGGGTAACATCAGCAGTGCGGTCAACGCTAAAGAAGGGGCTAGAAGACGGAGCAGAGTCCGGCAACCAGGCGCGAAGACCTTTTACTTTTGCATCATAATCGCCTTGTACAAAAATAAAATCGTTTTGAGCAATTGCTGCAATACCAGCAGACAAGTTACCAGACATAGTAACTGTTCCAGCATCGCGGTCGATACCGACGATTTCCAAAGTACCAGCACGTACTGTACCGCCGCCATTAGTTGCGGAAGTAACCAGCTTCATACCAACTTCAAAGTTAGTAACATCGCTGGGCTCAGTAAGTTGCAGTACAGTAGTAGCAAACGAAGAGTTAGCAACTTGGCCAATAGAGCCAGAACCAGTTCCATACAGAGCAATAGCCAGCGAACGAGTAGCCGACTGAATCGCGCCGTCGATTTCAACTGTAGCGGCTTCCATGAATGCGTTAGCATTGCCTTTAGAAGCTTCCAAAACTTCGTTGCTAATAGAAGCAAGCGAGTAGTCTTGATTACGAGTCAAAACGAAGTCTTTCAACTTAGAGCTAGTTTTGTTAGCCTGAGCAGTTGCAAAAACCGCCGAACGGCCTTGCGGGTTTCCATGAATAATCGGGATGGGCAAGTTTTTACCACCGAATTGTTCATATTTGGGAAGCATAGCCAACAAGGGGTTGTCAGCATATACCATGTTTTCGATGCGGTCGGACGTATAGTGTACTTTCAACGCCGCCGCAAATGAGGTCATATCTAATGCCATAAAATTTCCTTAAAATAGTTAAAATTAGTTTTGTGCAAATCTCTACGGCTAACTTGCACTTATTAGCCTAGTCGTCCCAACGAATCAGCTTTGCAGCTTCAACCTTGGATTCTTCATCACTTAATACTCTAGCAGCAGATTTTGTCGCTGACACTGCAGCAGCGTTGGAAAGGGTAGGTGACGACTTTCCTTGAACCGCAGGTTTGCTTGGCGTCTGCGATTGGAGCAGTTTTTTGACTTTTTCGCGGTCTACCAGCTTTTTAGCTTCTTCGAGCAGGTATTCTTCAACTGCATCACATGCCTCTTTATTAGACAAAATCTCGCCAGTTTCATTAAAATGTTCTTCAATTACGTTAAAAACAAGCTCCGCAGAATCATTAGCACGAATAAGCTCATAATCGCCAGTTTGGTTAATGAAATCAGTAAGTTGGCCTTGAAACGATTCAATAGCCGCTTCATACTTCTGTTCTTGCTCTTTAACTTCTTTTTCAGCTAGACGCTGCTCTAATTCCTGCATTTTATTCATGATTTTTTGTTCATATTCGCCTAAAATCATTTCTTGAGTCGGCTTGCCATCATTCAGCACCATGTCAGCAAGCTGTTCGTACGTCAGTCCTTGTTCTTGCAACACCTTAAAGGGCT